ATGGTGTCGATGGTTGCACCCTCACGGGCGAATAACAGATGGTTGCCTAGGATGAGGTCTTTCATTTATTTACTTTCTAGTTTTCGGTTTTCAGTTTTCAGGAATCAGAGCACTTCGAGGATCTTCACCTCGCCGCGACCTTGCAGGTATTCCGCATGGGCCAGCGGCACGCCGGGCACCGTTGCACCCTTAGCGAAGGTAAATCCCTTGGCGGCCACGCGTGGCGCGGTGATGAGGATCTTGGCCACCCGTGTGTCAGCGGGCGGTGTGAGAGTGACAGCGGCAGGCGCTTTCGCGGCCTTCGCGGCCTTCGCGGATTTTGTGATGATCGGGATATCGTCAGGTTCGTCGTTCATGGTCGTATCTATTGGTTAGGTTCCGAGACGTTGGATCTCGGCGGTGATTTCATAGATGAGAAGGGTCTTGTGTGGCATCAGCTCCACGTCCAGGACTTCAAGGCGCTGGGTGACCGCATTGGGCGTGGGTGATGGCGTCCATCCGTGCGCGGCCTCGGCGATGACTTCCGTCAGCTCGTCGCAGGTGACCAGGCCGTCTTTGAAAAGCGGCTTCGTCATTACGAAGATGGAATACCGCCCGCCCATTTTGAGCAGCTTGCTCTTGCGGTCGGGATTTTTCCCGCCTGTCCAGAGGATCACGACAGACGCGCCTTTTGCCTTGGCCGTCGTCTGCGCGACGATGCTGTTGATCTGCAGCTTGCGGTCTACCAGCACCGGCACGCGCTCCTCCTCCGGCGTGGGTGCCTTGCACCATTCCACCTCTGCCGCCAGGTAAGTGGCCAGTGCGTCCGCACGGTTAAGCCAGCGACTCATGCCAGGCCTCCTTCCCTGGTAAGCTCAGCCACGTAGTGGGCACCCACACTCCGGGCCAGCTCCGGTAGATCTTCGAAGGGGATCAATGAGCGATCTTCCGGGATGGTCGCTTCCGTGACTAACAAATACATCACCTCCATAGTGATGCTTCCCCGTCCGTCGATTTTGCGTGCGAGCACTGGTGTCTTCTTGGGACCGACATTCGAGAAAAATAGCTCATCTTCCGGGAACTCTTTCGCCCGGCGGCCGTAAGCGTCTTTTGCCACAGGAATGGTTAAGAACTTGTGGCCTGCCCCTGGAGTGACTGTATAGGAGCCGAAGGCTGCCCGCAGGCGGGAGGCACGCGGGATCAGGATCGTCGCCTCGTAGGTGTCGGACTGGCTGCCAATCTTCTTGGCTTCCTTAGCCATGTGCCCGGTCGGTGTCGCACCGAGCCGGTTCGCGCTGTCATGGTCATCGTTAGACGCCACATCCTGCCGCACAAATTCCGCCGCTTCCTTGGCAATCCGGGAGTGCAGTTCAGCGAGGCCAGCCGTATCGCCGATGCCCTTGCGCAGCCTTTGCAAACCTGCTGCAGAGCCGGTCACTTTGATCTCAAGTGCAGCGCGGATCACTTGCGGCTCCTTTCTTCCTGTGCTTGATAGCGAGCGCGTTCCTTGGCCGTGAGACGTTCAAGGTTGCCCGTCTGCTGTGCTTCTTTTTCCGCCTTCCGTCTGGCGCGGGATCTCGCTGCCAGGTCCGAGAAATCCAACACCGCCGGATTAGTCGGATTTTGCACCGCGCCGGTGTCAGCTTTGAATTTTTCCACGAACGCTGGCGGCACGTCCTTGAGTGAGAGAGATGGAGTCGGCAATGGTAGCTCACCCGCGATCACGCGTGGTCGATCCTCACCGGCATGAAACTCTTCGATGCTCTCTCCGTTAGGCCCTGTGATGCCCAGCTCTTTGCATTTGGCACGGCTCACCTCACGCCAACCCATCCCGCTGTTGAATGCGAATGGCGGATGATCCACATCCAGCGAGTCCTCGAAGTTTGCCGAAGCCCCAAGCTCGCCCCACACAGGATCGCCCTTGAGCGCGATCATGCCGGTGGATTCATACATCCGCTGATGAGCGGTTTTTGAAAAACTTTCAGGAATCGGCTTGCCGCCTGCAGTGACCCAGCGGCCCGGCCAATCCCGAGCCACGCCCACAGGCAGCACGCGGATCAGCTCCCAGGCTGGCGCGGCCTCCAAGCGGTCAGGCGTGTGGCCACGGTATTGATCGCCAGCTCCTGTCATCAGGTCGATCTGGGTGCGGACGATGAGATTCAGACGGCGGAAGCTGGAGAGATCCTGCAGCGTGCCCTTGATCGCCGGTGGCACGGATCCTGGAGGCGCATCAGGAAAACCACCCTCGGGTGTGTATTGGAGTGACCGCAGGGTTTCTAGCAGCGTGACGCGGGCGGTTGCTTCGTCCATGTCGCCCGCCGCCATGGCATCGACCACTTCCTTGAGCTTGGAGGCGAAGATCATGGATGTGCCCCGAGCCGTCCATGCCGAGCGAGCCATGATGCCCGCGCCAAGCTCCCGCATTTGCGCCGTGGAAAGGCCCAGGGCCAAAGCCGTTCGAGCGCCCGAGATTCGGGCGGCATCAAAGATACGGGATGGATCGGGAGTGGGCATGAAAATCAAAAGGGAGGTTCGATGGAAATTTGTTCTTCTGTGATGCGGCGGGATGTCATCAGAATTTCGCCCAGAGTCGGCTGGCGTTCCGTGTTAGACTCATTGGGTGTGGGCAAGCCTTCCTCGACCACGGTCATCCGAACCCGGACGGCCTTGCCTGGTTTGAGAGTCACCCAGATTTCCAGTTCGTTTTCCATAGTTAGAGTCCTCTTTGGGTCTCCCTGGTGAAGAGCCTTTCCTTCGGCGCGCTGCCTTCGATTTCCTGGTTGATCCCGCTGTCATCCGTTGCCCCTTCCGGTTGCTCGATCTGCACCTTGCCGTCCGACACGCGTTCAAAAAACCGCAGGGCATTTGCGCCCGCCTTGGCGCGTGCATCGCTGACTTCCAGATCCAGCCGGGTGAGCAGCTCGATACGGATGAGATGCAGCGCGGAGAGGTGGCACCGCTCCGGAAGCGTGAGCCCCTCCGCCAGCTTGTTCGCGGCGTTGTCCCCAATGTAGCCCCGGCATTGGTTTGTCACCGTGGTGATCACATCCAGCATCACATCTTGCCCGTCACCGGTCGCTGCGGACTGATAGGCCGAGTTTTCCGGTTCATTGAGCACGCCGAGCACGTCGGTTTCTGTAAGTTCACGCCACATTCGGGAGAGTTGATGATTGAGAGTTGATAGTTGATGGAAAGAGTCAGAATCCCCGGTGAGACGCTGGCTGGGGTTGCCATCCAGCGCCCGGACCGGAGTCCTGAATCGTTTAGCTCACCGTGAACTTGCGGATTCCCAGGGTGCTGGTGATCTTGATGAGTTCGTATTGCTCAACGACGATTTCATACATCTTGGCGCTGATCTGGCGCTCATAGACGCGCACCTTGTCACCGCCTTCGCAGGGGCTGAGGAAGCGCTTGATGTTCGATGGATCTTCGGCGTCCATACCGTCCATGGCCAGGAACATCAGCACCAGGTTGGAGAGGACTTCGGCTTTCGCTCCGCCGGTGCTGTAGCGCTCCTTCGATACGAGGACCTTGTCCACACCCACGAGGCCCGCCACTTGCTCCGGAGTCATCCCGGCGCTGGCGAATCCACCGGCGGTGTTCTGTGCCCGGTGGGCAAGCATCCGCTTGCTCCACGAGGTGTCACCATAGCCCACGCGGTTCATCCGCACGCCGGAGGCAGTGGAGCCGGTGATCAGATCGGCGACGACGTCCTGATCCGGATCCTTGCCTGCCGTTGTGTCCCACGTTTTCGCGGTGTTGGTCGCCGCCACACTGAGCAGTGCGATCGCACGGCGCAGCGAATTGCGGCGCAGGCGGCGGAGCAGCTTGCCGGTGTAGAACTCACGCCAGTTTTGCCGGTCTGCCACTTCGTCCAGATCCACGCAGATCTTGAGGCCACGGTTCTCGGTTTTCGCCACCGTTTTCGCGGAGGTATATTCCACGCTCCCGAAGTCGCTTTTGATCGCGCGGAGGTCGTTGTCCTCGGTGTAGAATTCTTCGGCGTTCGTATCCTCGCGGTATTCGAACTTGCGTGGAACCATCACCTCGGGGGCGAAGAACTGAAGCGTGGCCTCAATGTCGTTACTATCCCGCCAGCCCACCGCGTAACCGGTGAGAGGTTCGGAAAAGAAGGACTCGGTGAAGAGCGAGGCATTGGCGGCCACGACGCGGTCGTGCTGGAATCCGCCGTCGTCCGGCGGGGCGTAGGCGGCGAGAGCCATCGCTCCCAAGTAGATGTTCGCCGGAATGCGGCGTGTGGTATTGATTGCTGTGTTGCGTTTCATAATCGTGTGAATGAATCGTTAGATGTTGTCAGCTTATGGGTTGACGGTCGGGAAACGTGGGATCACCGCCACCTTTTCACCATCCGCAGCGGCGGAGCAGTAAGGTGCGGTCTTGCCCACCCAATAGGCACCGGTGACCACCGCATCGGTGATCTTGCCGCCTGCCGTGGCATAGACGTTGGTATTCTCGGCGATGGCCTTGCTGGCGATCATGAAGACCGTGCCGCGTGCGGCGCCCAGCAACAGGAATGTCGCATAGTCGCCATTGGCCGGTTCGTCCACGCACGGTCCCAGCGGGATGAGCGCGGCCGTGCAGAGGATTGCGGAGCCGGATGCCGTGCCCTTCGCACCCAGCAGATAGCGGGTGGCGAATGCGGCCTCAGTGATCAGACTCACCTTGCCATCTTCTAGCAGCTTGTCCGTCGCGCCATTCGTCGCCACGTTTTTGAATTTCACGCTCCACGCCCGCGCCATGACAGCGAGGACCGGAAGCACCAATAGGAATGCCAGGATGAGCCCGGCGATTAGTTGCAATTTCATGTCAGTATTTTGTTTTGGTCTGTTCGTTGTGATGGCTTGGGTGTTACGCCTTACCGTTTGTTTTCTACGCAGCCGCAAGCGCGGCATCATGCTCCGCTTGCGTCGTTAGAATGGTGATCGCCTGCTCCCGGCTCAGGCCGAGGCGGGTCTTTTCAAGGACCTGCTCTTCCGTGAATGCCTTGGGAAGCACAGCGGGTTTCATCGCCTCGATTTCCTTGCGGGCCTCGATGTCGATGGGGGATTCAGCGGCCGCAGCTGCGGCCGGATCCGTGTCCTTCTCCTTCAGCTCGATGCCGTTGGCTTTGGCGAGGGCCGTGAGGCTGGCGACAGTGGCACCTTCTGGGATCGCAATTCCGGCGGAGGTTAGTAAGCCGATGAGTTCATCTTTTTTCATGATCGTGAATGGTGTCGTTAGTTTTCTTTTCTGATCACTGCTCACTGATCACTCGGCACTTTCCCCCGGCTGCTTCATGGCGGCGAAGAGCGGTGCGAACTGGGGATCGTTCTGAACGGACTTGTAGGCCGCGTCATATTCGATGCCGTCGCGCTTCATGCGGGAGTTCACTTCAGTCTGGATAGCGGTAGTGCGCTCGCGGGAAGTGCTGATGGCCACCTTGCGGCCGCCCAGGTCGATGCTGCCGGTGTTCATGACTTTTTGCTTCGTGCCCAGGGCTTTGCCCAGGGTGATGATGTCCGCACCCTCGGCGATGAGGCTGTTCACAGTGGCCACGCGGTCGGCTTCGGTAATGACTCCGGCGGTGATGGCGTTGCCCACGAGGGTTTCTGCGCTATCCTTGCGGAGCTTTTGTAAGGCGTTGTTAGCCTCCGTTAATTTCCCGCGCTCGGTAGCGAGTTCGGTCTTGGCGCTGTTCATGGCGGTCTCTGCCGTCGCTTTCGCGGTGGCATCCGACTGCATGGCAGTGATGGCGGTGAGGAGCGTGTCCTCAGTGGCGGTGGCCGGGTCTTGACCCAGCATCTTGGCGAGTTTGTCTTTCATGTCTTTTTCTTTTTCGGTGGTTTCTTCGGTGGTTTCTTCGGTTGGAGATTTGGCGGCTTCATGGGCCGGGTCTTCCTCAAAGGTTTCGGAATTCGCCCAGGGAAGTGAGCCGGGGATGTTAGGAGTGTTCACCAGTCCCACGGAAAGCAGCTCGTCCGGCTGGATGGTGTTGGCCGTGGTGTAGGGATAGAGCCATGCGGGCGAGGGATAGACCCACCAGCCCTCGGTTTTGTTTTCCAGGCCCAGCGCGTTGAATTCCGGTCGCCCTTCCAGCGCGTTCGCTCCGGCTCGCAGTTCCACGATTTTTCCCAGGCGTCGGTCATCGGGCCAGTTCTTCGGATCCACGTCCGGATGACCATGGAAAATCGGGATGCCCCGGAAGAGCGTGCCCAGTCGGTGCCAGACGGAATTGAACGTCCCCACCATCTTGTCCGCCTCCGTCTTGCCGAATTTCTGGATCTTCTTTCTATCAGCGGTGGGATACTCGCCGTAGGGCGCGATCACCTCCCACTCGCCGCCGGAAAGCGGCGCGGCATTGGCAATGGCGGCGATGGCGCGGATCTTGCCTGCGTTGGTGGTGACCGCACGCTTGCCAAGCCGTTGGAATAAGCGGGCAAAAATGGAATTGAAGTGGTTTGGTTTCATGGTATTGGTTGTTTGCTTGGTTGACGGGGGATCCGCCCATTGGTCTGCTGTAAGTGCCGCACGGGCGGATTCCCTGTGGTCCGGCGATTTTTCATCTTTTCCGAAGCAGGGTTCCGCGCCTGAAGGATTCGTCCGCTTTGTTGATCCGCTCCGATGAGTAGTAGGTGCGGCCGGTGCCGGTCTGGACGAACACCGCCATCCAGCGGTCCGGTCCGTTGCCTGTGTATTTCCGCAGATAGATCGTCTGCTTGGTCTGTTGCCAGACCTCATGCGGATTGCGCACGGCATCTTGTGCGTCATCGAGCTCGCTGAGGCGGACGCGCTGCTCCTGGATGGGCTTGTCCTCCCAGTGCTGCAGCAGCTCCTCACCGAACCTCACCGAATTGCCCGCATCGTCGGAAACCGTCTCGCCTTGCATCAGCCGTGCCGATGCCAGATAGGCTTTGGTTTTTTCATGGGAGGGATCAGCCTTGATCTTGGCGGAAGGGAGCAGGCCGTGAGACATCCAGTCGCCTCCACCCCATTGGTTGCCCCGGTACGGATGCCCAAGGTAATCACCATTCGTCTCCACCGGCGCATCATCACCCAGCCATGCGTCCGCCAACTGACCTGCCAGCACTTCCGATAGATTCGCGGCGTCGCCCGCGAGTTCCGGCATGCCTTCGGAAATTTTCCGCAGCGCGGCCTGCATCGCCACCAGGTCACCCGCTTGATAGGCCGAAGAAATGGCATCACCCAACGGCTGCATGTCTGCCGCCAGCGCCCTGCGGAAATCCTGCATCATCAGATCCGGCGCTTCCTGGGTGGGATCATAATAAGATGCATTCGCCGCCGGTTCCTTTGCGTCTTTGCGGTTCAAATCCTCTTTCCCGGCCTTCACCAGATCCGTCAGCGCCGCGTCCGCCGCATCCGCTTCCGTGAATCCCAGGCTTTCCAAAATCTCCACCACCGGCAGACGCACGCCCATGTCCGTTAGAATCTTGATCGCTTCCAGGATGAACTTCTTGTCCACCTGCACTGGCGGCTGCACCTCGATGTAGGCCAGCGGCTCCACGTCCTCGCCGAAGTGCCAGCGAATCACCTCGCGCTCCACTTCCTGAAGCGACTCGGAAATCGTCATGCAGTCGTCGGTGATGAGATTGTCTAACTCTTCGGACTGGAGGCTGGCACCGGTTCCCTGACCGTCCTTGGATGACATGGTGCTGAGGTCCGCGCCCATATAGAGAGTGGCGATCTTTCTATCCGCACGCTCGATGTAGGCGGGCATCGGCATCGCTGTCGGATTGCCATCCGGTTGGATCAGATGGATCGGCGGCTTGGACGGATCAGCCACGCCATACATCACCGCGCTCCAGTCCTGGGAGAAACTCTCCACGGCGGATTTCATCGCATTGCCTTCAGCAGATCCTTTCGCTGCGGCCGTCGCGCCGAGAATGCCCGGCATCGAGAACTTTTCGGAAAACGCCAGCCAGTCCTGCATGCAATAACGCTTGCCGAGGTATTGGATCGCACAGGCGATCATCAGCCCGTCGCCACATGTCACCATCCACTCGCGCGGATCCATGTCCTCGCCCGTGATGCCCATGCCGTCCTTGACGAACCGCAGCTTGCCCTCGCGGTTTTCGAAAAACCACAGCGGCACGAACTCGAAGGTCGCCCGTAGTTTGCCTGGCTTCGGATCCCAGACGATGTGGTGGGCCGCGTAACGATAGCTCACCGAAGTCATCATCTGCTTGATCAGCCTGCCGATGCCGCCGCGCTCATTGCGGTCATAGGCGTTCACCGCTTTCACATTCTGCCAGAACTGCTGGAGGATCTCCTGATGCTTTTCCGCCTCCGGGCTCTTGTCCCGTTTCATGACCTTCCAATCGCGGCCGGCCGTTGCCTTCTCACGCTTCGGCTTCACGGATTTGATCGTGTCATCCCGGTCCGCGATCATTTCCGCCAACAACGCGAATTCACGCAGGTCGCCATACTCGAATGCATCGAGCTGGCGGGTGAGCGTGTCGGGCGTCAGATTCCGCAGCGGATTCCACCTCACGCGGCGGGCCTGCTTCACGGACTCCGCTGCCGCGATCGGACCCGCCGCTTGTGGCAGAGCCTGGCCCGCTTTGGCATTCGCCGAGGTTCGGGATTTTTTGGAAGGTTTGCGCATCAGATCGGTGTTTTTGGGAGAAATTCGTGACCGGTGAGTCGCTCCCCGGAAAAAGAGGCCCGTGCATCAAATTGCATGGGGTCCTGGCGCGACGGAGCTTCAGGAAGGCGTAATGTCCCGCTTTCCAGACCACCCCGCCTAAAATCGCCTCCTAGGGCGGCATTTCGCTTCTTGGGAAAACCGCTCACAGCGCCCTCCTTCCGTGACCGCGTCCGCGTGACTCGGTATCGAGTTCGTCATAGTCGAATGGAGCGGCTGGCACCGTCCCCATCACCTGGTGTTCGGCGAGGCCGGAATAGGCATTGCCGAGCAGGAGGTGATTCGCGCACTTGTCCACGTAGTCACCGGTCTCACCATCCACCTCTTCCTTGGCGCTGCCGGTGATTAAATGTTCATCCAGCGTTTGGAGAATCTTTGGGCTTCCGTCCATTCTGCGCGGCAGCAGCATCACCGGCTCGTCATAGACGGAGTCATTGTGCATCCGATAGATATTCTCAGCCGGTGTCAGGAATTCGGAAATCACCCGGTCGATCGTGTCGAAGCGGCTGCACTGAATGATAGGGAAAAACTTCGTCACCCCGTCCGCCTGTTCCTTGCCGATCTTCTGCACGATCCCGCCGCCCGGCTTCATCGTGAACTCCACCACCGCGCAACGCAGGTTCGTCCATTGGCCTTTCTCTCCATTCCATTCGAGACCACCGGGAAACTTGATGATCGCCGTATCCGGTTTTTCAACGACCGGCCACTTGATGGTTGCAAGCCCGTTAAGAAGATAAGTTAGCGTCCGCGCTTCATTTACCGCAGGCCGTGCGTCGATGAAGAGAGCGGTTAGACCCATCTTGTGAAACAGCGTTTCACTCCGGCGCACGACGTCCGCCAAAGCAATTTCCTCCGCATGCACGATTCGCTTCTCTACCTCGCTCGTCACCTCGCGGGCGATGAACCAGCACGAGTTCCCCGTATCGAGACCGCCGTAGCCCTTTGTTCCAGGCCGCAGGGATAGTGACAGATCAAACGGCGGCCCAGCCGCCCGGCTCCTCGTCAGGATCTCTGGTGAAAGACCCTGGGTGGTGTTCATCGGCAGGGCCAGCACCTCGCAGGAAAACGCCACCCTGGTCACCGGATCTTTGACCGCCTTTTCCCATCGGCTGAGCATTTGATCCAGGTCATAGGCATCCATCCCGAGCTGTGAGAAACTGAACGACCAATCCCGCATCTCGATGCGCTGCGGTTGCAGGTGCTTTTCGATTGGCTTGGTGCGGTCGATCACCGCGCCTGTTTCCGGATCTGCCAGGTAATAGGTCTGGCCAGGCTTGTAGGCGAACTTCTCAACATGCGGATCCACGCCCCTCTGAAAATCGCAGGTATTGGTCAACTTCGGATCACTTGGGTGTGGCGCGGCTCCTAACTGCAGGCGGCAGACCTGCGGCCAGTGCTCTTCAGGACGGATGGTTTTGCCATCGCCCACATCGAAAACGAACACGCCCTGCGATCCGGTCTGCCACTCCTTGTTCTGTCCGGCACCGTGAAGCCGTTGCGTGCCGATGGAGATCCGGAACCGCAGATCGGAAGCACCCATCCGGCCTTCCAGGTATTTTGAATACTTGGATTTGATGTCATCCTTCTCATCCTCGATCGCGATCGACATGGAGAAAGTCGTCGGCACCTTGTTGAGGCCCATCACCATGCCTTCCGCCGTGCGGTCGGAATCCTTCACCATGAAGGCACCTTTGCGGTTCACCATCCGGCCCCGTTTGTCTTTGGCCTTGCCCAGTGTCATCAGTGGCCCAAGGAAATCCACCCGCTCGATTACGTCCGGCCTTAGTTTTCCGTCCACCACGCCTTCCACCAGGTCACCGTCCGGCAGATAGAGTCCCACGTTGAGAAACAGAACGCCCGTGCCGTAGCCCATCAGATTACACTCGATGATGGTCTTGCCGATCTGGGCACCGCCGCAGATCGATAACTTCGAGTCCTTCAGCATTTTGCCCGTGTGGGATCCGAGCACCAGGTCGATCACGCGCACCGCGCACAGCAGCGCCTCGCGGCCTTTGAGCGAATAGGGGATATACTTGCCGTTGGCTAGCCTCACCGAGGCATACTTCATGAGAAAATCCTCAAAGCTGGCGATGTCCGGCACGGCAGAAACAGGTCCCGCCATTCGCTTCGCAAGCCGCTCTGATGCTGATGCCTTTTGTTTCATGCCTTCTTTTTCTTGATGGCGGCTAGATAGGTTTGCAGCGCAGCCAGCGCTTCCGGATTGCCCTCGGCTTCCGCCGTCAGTGCGTCGATCCCGGCTTCCTCTTTGGTCCTCGCCGCTTCCCGCAGCCGTTCTCTGGCATCGTCCTGCTCGCGGATCTTGAGCACGTTTTTCACATACACGTCCGCCGTCTTCGGATCGATGGTTTGGCCGGATAGAATCTCGAACGTGGTTTGCTTCACCAGTTCCGTCGTAGCGGTGTCCCAGTCGGTCCGCTTCGCGGCATCCACGTAGTTCTCCGCCTTCACCGCGTTGAGCGTCCGGTTCGCATTCACGATGGGCGCGCAATGGCGCTGCCAAAAAGTCGTCAGCATGGAGCCGGACTTCACTTCCACCCCACAGGATTGCCAGAGCCAGGCAATGCACTCCGCGTGCGATCGCGAGGACATGAGCATGGCTCGCAGCTCTTCCTTCTGCTCTTCCGTTAGTCTGGAATCGAGGATCGAGTCGGCTCTTGGTTTTTTGGGCGGCTTCATTCATTCAGCGAGACGGGCCAGGCCGTCGGGTGTGATGGTGACAAGGATGTAATCCGTCGCCTTGATGACGGTGACATGGCCTTGGGTTTCCAGGTTGCCGTAGTGGCGGCGCAGATCGGAGAGGGACAGGGCCGCGCCATAGTTCGGCACCTCGTTTTTCAGCACGTTCTCACGCAGGCCGCGCGGGTAGTTCGGCTGAAGAGTTTGAAGGATGGTTAGCTCAGGATTCATTAGCGGGTGCCAGGTTTCTTGTTAAGGGCGATGTCGAGCAGCTTGTTGACGTTATCGGCCACGCCGATGGTCTTGCCCTCCAGCGAGGACAGCCGCTCGCCGAGCCGCTCGCTGAGCGCGTCGATGCGTTTATGGATGTTGCCATTCGCCAGCCGGGCAATGCCGCGCTCGGAGTTTAGGGCCTCCTTGATTTCCTCGAAGGTGTCCTCGATCCGGGTCAGATGCCCGTTGAGCTGGCCATGCGTCACGTAATCGGGATCTTCCCTGGTGTTCACATCCAGCCTCGGCACCGGGCTTTTCAGGGTGACGTTCTCACTCATGCCCTCCCGCTTGCCCGCATGCTTGGCCTTGATCCAGACCGCGCCGATCGCGCCGATTACCGCCACCACAAAGGCCGTGATCCATTGCCCGGAAATCATAAAGTCTGCTAGGTAGGGTGTCATAAAATCTTTTGTCCTTTCGCGTCGGCAAACCGGTCCGCCCCCTCGATCATCGCCAGCCCATAGATCAGATCCCGCTTCTCACACGGCGGCTCGCCATGGGGATTCTTGAGGCGCTTGAGCAGTGAGCGCAGATCACCGTTGCGCAGTTGGTGAACGGCCCGTGGCACGTCCTCGCTGGCCAGCAGCGTCAGGTAGATCTTCCGCCCGCTCTTCATGCCGGCACCTCCTGCTTTTCAACCCAGAGATCGATGCCGGTGGCCAGCGCCTCGACATAGTTGGCAACCTCCACTTCCTGCGAGAAGAATTCCCACTCACGCGGGTTGTCGCCGAAGAACGGCTCCACGATGCACGCCGGGCAATGAGTCAGGGAAAGAAACAAGGCACCTCGGTCCTGATAGGACTTTGGCTTCAGTCCACGGTCCGGGTGATTCGGAAAAGCCCTGGTCAACTCCGTGTTGATTTCGCGGGCCAGCGTGACTCCCCGTGTGGAATGCTCCCAGTGGAGCACCTCGTGTCCGGATGCGGTTTTGTTGGCGGCATTGAAGTGCAGCTCCACTGCAGCAGTGAATCCACCCGCCTGCAGATAGTTTGCAAGCCACGTCATGGCTTCACCATATCCATTGCCAGGATAGTTGGTGATGATCCCAGCAGCAATACCGCGCCGATTGAGTTCAGCGGCGACAGCAACCACGATGGGGAAATTGAAATCCTCCTCACTCACACCACCGGCCCCGACATTTCCCTCGTCAACTGCCCTGGCATGTCCCAGGCAGATTGCGATCTTTGCCTTGGAACTCAATGGCGGCAGCGGCGCGATGGGCGTGGCCGGTGTGCCTGGAGCCGCATAGCCCAGCTTCTCCCCCAGGAGTAACAGCAGCTCGTCAGTCACGTCCGCGCCCCATGGCAAGCGTGACGACATGAGGTGCCAGCGGGCAGTCGTGAGCAAGTCCGTGTTCATGCTTGCGGTTTCCTTTCCAGTTCTAGATTCATAAGAATTAAATTTTGCTCGCCCCGTTCTTCATTCCGCGTTCCGCATTCCGCGCTTCTGCCCCCCGTCCTCCGACGACGCAGACACAGCAGGAGCACCAGCCCTCCTATCGCCATGATCATCTGCGTCGTCGGTTCCATTGTTGTCCTGGTGGGTCTCGGTTTGTGGTAATGTTAGAGCGGGAGAGGAGAGGCCTTGGTGTGCCACTTGCGGATCTATGCTTCGCACTGCTCCCTGAAAAATTATTTGGCCGCGTGGATCTCCTGCCCGCCCGTTTCCACGGAAAGCCCGATGCCCTGGTAAGTCCCGCTAATCCTCAACGGAGGCAGCGTCCATCTTGCGTCTTGGCTCTGAGAGGTGCATGACGACAGCGGGAACACTAAACCCGCTGCCGCCACGCATAACCCCAATACACATGGACTCAGCCCCCCGGCTGAATCCTCGTCGGTTTCACCAGCGCCTCGCTGGAAAATCTTTTGGATAAACGGCATCGCCAGCCGTGCCAGGATCACCCCCACAAATCCGAGGACGATCACCAGCGGCTCAATGAGTGCATTGGCCGCATCGCTGGCACTCTTGAGTTCATCACCGGCGAGATGCAGGGTGAACCAGGTGACCATCAGGCCGACCAAATAAGTGATTCCGTGGCGGAGTAGCGTGGCGATTGTTTTCATAGTGGTGTTAGGATGTCCGTTCCGAAGGGGAGGCGGTCGGGACGGTGACCGGCTCCGCCTCCCGCTTCGTTCAGGAGGTCGCCACATTGCCACAGCTCCGCCCTAACATTTTCTCACACGATCCCACCGGCTCCCAGCCGCTCCCACATTTCTTACCAAAGTGGCCGGGACAACTTGTCCCCGCTCAATCACTCGTCCGCATCTGCACCCTACGGCGCTCCTTGTAAGTCACGCAGCTCTCCCAATCAATCCTCCATTTCGCATTCCCCCGCGAGGACGGCAGCTTGTAAGCCTTTAAACCTCCATGCTCCTCACCCAGCTCGCACAGCCGGTGCACGGTCTTTTCATGGATGCCGATGATCTTTCCAGCCCGCTTCGCGCCGATCTCACGCGTTACCGCCACGGCCTTCGGGCGGATCGTGAACGATCCATCCGCATTCGCGGTCTGGATCGCTTCGAATAGCATCATCTGGGATGGGGACTGGCTGGCCATGTGGCCATCATAGCACACCCCTTTCAAAAAGATGGGAGCACAGGCGTCTCGCCTGTGGCATTCATCTTCCCTTCGATAATCCAATCATGTGCGAGTCACCAGCTTTTCCAAAACCACGGATGTTCCAGAAACGGTTACAATCATCATTTGACCGTTAACCGTCTCGTAATCGATGGAGACGCCGAGCACTGCGTTCGCTCCAGCAGTAAATGCCTCCCTCTGCATTTCTGATGTCGCTATCAATCTGCCCTCTTTGAATGACGCTTCATACCCTCCCGCCCTACCACCAACTACGTTTTTAAAGGAGGCTGCAATGTCCCGGAAAGCATTTGTGCCCATCACGGCCACGCCGCTCACCAAACCACGTGTCTCTACGACTCGATAGCCTGGGAATTGTTGCAGCGTGATGCATGGGATGCTCAGATGCTTATCGCCAACCTCTTCCAAGTGCCGCACAAGATTCGATCCTTTTTTTTCACGTTCCACCGCGGCAGCATGCCGACATGTGCCACAAAGGCCGGAACCGCCTAGATCTGCGTCCAAGAATCCGATCTTACTTTTGCATTTCGAGCATTCAGCCATGTTTTCTTAAAGGTTTAGTAAATTTTCTGTGAAGTAGTTAGAAATTTAGTGACGTTTCTAAAGAAATATCTAACGTTCCTACCAAGGTCCGATAATCAGATTTTTTATGCGGACTTGGGCTTTTCACCGCTTCCGCTACCGAGACTTTGTTTGATTCGCTGAACTTCGGTTGGCGGTAAGTAAGCCATCAACGCGCGTCGAATGATGTCACTCTTATTAGTGAGTTCCATTTTAGCACGACGTTTAACAGCCGCCGCCATTTCACGCGGCATTGTGAAAGAGACAGTAACCGTTTCTGGATGAGGAGAATTTGCCACAACAGACGGGTATAATAATTTTTCCGCTCCCGCAACATTTTCCTTGCTACGGGTATAATATCGAATAATATTTGCCCATATTCAACGCGATACCA